CGGCACCGAGCGCCGCTCCGCTGACATAAGTCCGCTGGTTGATGCTGAAACCGCCATTGTGAACGTGGTTTGGCGCGGTGGCGGCACCACTGATCCCCGCCGCGACAAAGGCGGTTGACGCCGCCTGTGTGGTGCTCGTTCCTGGCGCGGCCGTGGGGACGGTCGGGACCCCCGTCAGAGCCGGAGACGCCAACGGTGCCAGCAGTGCCTCGGCCGTCGTGGCCCGCGACGTCTCGACCGCCACAGCCGCCGCGCTGAACGCGGTCGTGGCCAACTGTGTTGTGTTCGTGCCGGGCGCGGCTGTCGGAGCGATAGGAACGCCGGTGAGCGTCGGCGATGCTTTTGGCGCGAGCAAAGCCTCTGCGGTCGTCGCTCGATTCGTCTCCACCAAAATCGCCGCCGTATCGAACGCCGTGGTCGCGAGTTGCGTCGTATTGGTTCCTGGCGCGGCAGTCGGAGCAACCGGCGTCCCGGTCAGCGCGGGCGAAACGATCGTCTTATTCGTCAGCGATTCCGCCCCCGCCAATGTCGCGAGGGTGCCGGGGGCGCCGGGCAGCGTGAACGTGAACGAGCCCAACTGCGCGAAGGTTGTCGTGAACAGGCCGGTTGTCAGGATTTGCGGGATCAGATCAAAGCCCGCGCCGATCAGCGCGAACTCGGTTCGCATCAGAGACGACAGGCCCTCGGAATTAGAGGCTGGGTTGCCGGTTGGATTGTAGAATCCGTTGCTCATACCCGCATCCCTCGGCGCATGGAAAAATGATGAATCACGGAATTCACAGTGAAGGCCGCCGTGTAATTCGTTCCGGAACTGATCATGACGCGGATGTTTTCGGCGGTACCGGTCACATCAACGTCAGTTGGCGACAGGCCCGTTCCATCCCACGTGAACGCGTCCCACACGAAAAAATCCCAATGCGGAATCGCGCCGAGACTGAGCAGATACGCGACCTGCGGCAGTTGCGGGACCTGATCGTTGCCATACGCGAACTGATAACCATACTGGATTTCCGCGTAGCTATCGCCCTGCACCTCGATCGACGCGGCACGGAACCGTTTCAGGACGCGCGGCGATTTCACCGGGTCCCAGGCCGTGACGATGTAAGCCGGGATCGCGGCGCCATCGAAGCTCGTGCCCCGGTCCAGTTCGTAGACGTAACCATTCGCGGAACCGGCATATGTCGCCTCGGCATCCGTGACGAGGTTCGTCGAGTCGATGCAGGAGATGATGTCCGGGAACAGGACCGGCATCGAACCGAGGTATTGCTGATTGAGGACCGTGCAGAACAGCGCATAACCGTCATTGAAAAACAGGCGGTACTGGCTCTTGGATCGATTGACCGATGACGCCGCCAGATTGCCCCGCTCGCGCGCGATGAACGGCAGGATGTTCTTGGTCAACGTCGAAGGCAGGAAGTTGCCCCAGTTCAATGTCGTTTTCAGCGTGACAACGCCCAAGGCATCAAGGAAGAACGAGTCGAACAGGTTCTGAACACTGTTCGCCACCGCGCCGATGCCGGTGTTGAAGGTGACGAAGTTGAAGGTGGTTGGGTCGGTGCCGTAGAGAAAGGCCGTGTTGCCACGAAGGAAGACGCCGAGCGTCGCCGTGGTCTGACTGCCCGGCAACGTGATCATGCCGGTAACGGTATCGCCGGTCGCGATCTCTCCCGCGCCGTCAACCGCGCTCCACTTGAACGGATTGCCCGCCGCGCACCACAGCAGCGACGCCGCCTGCGAGATGAACAGGAAATTCTTGTGAAAGCGGATATGCGAAGGCGCGTCTGGTGACAATCCGGTCTTGATCGGCGCCAGCGTGTCGCCATCGAACTCGAAGCAGGGGTTGACCCCGTCGCATCCGTAAATCCGCCGCGTGATCAATTGACCGGAGAAATTGCACTTTTCGAACGTGAACCGGCCGCCAACCGCCATTGTGATCGCTGTCTGGACACCCGAGAGCGTGACCGTCGCGCCGCTGGTCGTGGTTGCCGCACCCGCCGCGAAGTTGCCGCCGGCCGGGGCCGTTATGACGAACTGGCCAACCGCCGTGCCGGCCCATGCACCGGACTGCCACATGACACGCTTGATCGTGGCGGTGACGCCGCCCTGGGTCAGCGTCTCGCCATCCAGGGGAAGCGAAACGTTGCCCGCGGTGAAACTGACGATGTCATAGTACGGAACCAACGTCCAACCGGTCGCGCTGGCCTTGTAGAGCAGAGCCGCCGTCGACCCGACATTGGCGCGAAACGCATAGAGGTGATCGACCCCGGCGAACGCCATGGCGACGACGCCGAGAACCGAACCGGCGGTGTAGATCGCCTTCGTCTTCGCTGTGATCGAGACCGTGAGCGCCGTCGCGGTGCCGACCGCCACAGGACCTGGCGTCGTGAGCGCGTGCGTGATGTCGAATATCCCGGTGACCCGCGTCAGGACGAGGTATGGCGCCGGGGCAATGACGATGGCCACGATAACGCCCGTGGCGCCGCTGGCGGCCTGCGTGACGACCTGCCCGATCGTGGGGACATTGGTGAACGCCGCGACCTGGACGATGGTGTAGGTGGCCGCGGAGGGCGAGGCGCGACCATCAACGCGCTCGTATCCGTCAACACGGGAATAACCGCCGAAAGGGGCAATTTCAAAATTCAGTGCATCGTGCAGTGTGCCGGGCGGGAGGCGGAGCGGCGGCGTGGTGAGATCGAGGCCGCCGGGGAATGACGTGCCTTGCGGGGTCACGCCGGCGCCGAGCATCGTTTGTGAGTACTTGACCGCGGGCCATTGCTGTTTGGGAATGGCGTTCACGCGAGTGCCCCGCCGCCCCAGGAAATGCGAGGAGCTCGTGCGCCGAGGAGTTGGGCGTACATTCCAGCGTTTTCTTCAGTGCCTCTTTGCACAACTTCCGGCGCTGCCTCGTACTCCCCATATTTAATCATCGCCCGGTACACGATCAGCATGTAAAACCGCAGCGGCAACCCGGTCGGTATGTCGGCGTCGACCGTCATTTCTGTTGGCGCGACGAAATAGTCGCCCGTGACGGTGTAAAGCGCGTTCACGTTCGGCCCGAGATTGATTGACTGATCCGGACCAACCGCGAACGCCATGGGCCGCGTGCGAACATTGCGATTGGCATTGCTCATGTAGGTCGCGCGCCACACATCAAACGGGACTTCGCCGAGATTGATTTCGTCGGCGAAACCGTTGGCCGTCGTGTAGCTCCAGAACGTTTCACGGTCCCACTTGCCAAAGTTGGCGGCTGTGACGCCAACCGTTCCGGCGCCGGTGCCGAGTGGATAGCTGAACTGGCCGGCGATGGTGGTGAACGACACGCCATTCCCGAGAATCTGGCTGGACCGCATCCAATCCCAGTCGTCGCGGTCCATCTGGATATCGGTCCAGGCGTCCCCGACCCAGTTCACGACCCGCCCAAGACTGCCGGTCGCCCCAATGATCGTGGGCAACGCGGTCGCGATCGCGGTATTGCTCGCAACGCCGCATTCGATGGCGGCCCGCTGGCATAAGTCCAGGCAAGTTCTGGGGTTGGCGACGGTCAAGCGACTAGAACTGCCTGCGAATCATATCGCCAAACCACGCCGCCCCACGTGGGCTCGGATCGCGGATGATCGTGCATGGCTGCGTCTGCGACAGGCTGCGGCCCGTGCGGTTCGATGCCTGTTGCATCAGGTCGCCATTGTGCTCGGTCCTGATTCGCATCGTCTTTGACCGCGCGATGATCTCGACGACGCTGCGGCGCACCGTGATTTCCTGGCCAACCGGAAGGTGTTTCCAGACGACGGGGCGCCCGTTCATCAGGATCTCCGCGCCGCGACCGTTCACCGAAACTTCGAGCGTATCCGGCGCATTCTCCGCGCCGCTCGGCTCCAGTCGGATCGTCACCCAATCCGCCATGAAGGCGAGTTCGACTTGGTAGTCCTTGTCGATCAGAGACGAGTCGGCGATGACGATCTCTGGTTCGCGGTCAGCCAGATCGCCGATGAGCGGGGTGGGCTGTTCGATTTTGATGGTGTCGCTTTGGAGTTCGCGTGGCATGCAATAGGCTCCAGACCGTGCTTGCGGTCGGTTTGTGGGGTGGGTATGGATGAGGGGTCGCGGGAAAGGGTGTGTTATGGCTGACAGAATTAGCGATGGACGCGTTGTCCACGTTCCTCGATTCAAGCTGGAAACAGGATTGCCTAAACACCCAAAATCGGGCGATCCGGAGTTTGACTCTGTGTTCGAAGTTCTGCGGTTCTTTCTTGGAGACGATGGTGCCAGACACGCTATCAATGTCAAATACGACATCTGAATAGCCCGCGACGATTACTCAGAAACGGGCCGCCTCCACTCCGGAAGCGGCCCTTTCGTCTTCAGCTCGACTGAACGCGCGCCGGCAACGCGCCGATGTTCTGAAATACCGACGCGGTGACACCGGATGCCGTCCATGAGCCGGTTCCCGGAGTCCACGCCGCCGCGGAGGGCGCGGTCTTAACGATGGTATAAGCCATCGGGCAGAAGTCGTCGGGCGTAGAGGGAAACTGAGGATCGTTCAGCAGGCCGCCAGCCGTGGTAGTAACGCCGGTCAGGGTGCCGATGATCGGCCCCTGGCACAGCTTGATCGTCCCGGCCAGGTTGGTGCCCCAGAGCAGGACACAGCACTGGTTCGGTTGCAGTGCGACGAAAGCCGCGCCGGTCGTAGCGTCTGTCGTGGGGGAGGCAGTATTTGTCTGCGCGGCAAGCGTGACGAGAAACTTTCCATTGATGATGCCGGCGGTCGTAACAGTCGTGGTGTAAGTGCTGGTCGTGCCAGCCACGAACCCGGCGTTGGTGTAGTTTATCGTGATGCCAGCGGGCAACGCGTTGAGAGCAGCCATGAGGTTATTTCCTTTTCGGTTCTAACGTTACATTTCGTTCTTGTCTTACGTCTACGTCTGTGCATTATGTCCCTTATCATTGCGATTAAGGGAAAGAGACGTGAACGAGACAGGGGTCGGCATCTTTTACGTTTACGCGCTTTTCCGTGACGACGGCCGTGTATTTTATATAGGCAAAGGGCGCGACCGCCGTTGGAGAAACCACGCGGTTGAGGCGCGGGCGGGGAAGCGTGGTTATCGACTCAATGTCATCCGCGACATGCAGGCCAGAGGGGTTGAGATGCCTGTGGTAAAGATTCACGAAGGGCTAACTGAAGCGGTAGCGCACGAATACGAAGTGGCTTTGATCAAGGCGATCGGTCGATTCCCTGATGGTCCTCTGGCCAACCTCACCGATGGCGGCGATGGCACATCTGGGTTCAGGCACACACCAGAAGGGCGTGCAAAGAGTTCAGTCAGGCAACGAGGTAAAAAGCTGTCCCCAGAACACATCGCGAGCCTGTCCGCGGCGCGGCGCGTCAGCGTGGCCACAATGACGCACATAGCGAAACTGATCGCAGCAAACCGCGGGAAGAAGATGACGCGGGAACAGCGCGAAAAGACGTCTGCTGGCCTGCGTGGTAGGAAAGTGTCGCCCGAGACACGAATGAAAATCTCAATGGCACAGCGCGGTCGGCCGAGGCCGCCAGAAAGCATCGCGAAAATGGCGGCAACAAAACGTGGGAAGAAGCAGTCACCAGGACACGTCGCAAATAGGGTAGCGGCCCTCATTGGGAAAACAAGGCCCCCTGAAACTCGGGCGAGGATGTCAGCGGCCGCGCTCGGAAGACCAAAATCAGAGACCCATCGCGAGGCGCTCACGACGGCGACCCGTGCATATTACGCCCGCCGCCGCATTGCGAAAGCGAGTAACACACCGTGAGCCCCGACGAACTCAAAGATGCCCTGGCCGCCATCGGCTGGTCGGGGCGCGAACTCTCTATTCGTATAGGATGCCACAGAAATCTGCCGATCTTCTGGTTACGAGGCGCCACACCTCTGCCGCAGCCAATAGTAAAATGGCTGCGGCAACTGGCGCGGTTCCACAAGAAACACCCAGCCCCGGGATGGCGAACCATACCAAGAAGGGGCGGAGATGTTACGCGATAGCATTGCTATATAAGAGCGGTCGGGTCAAACGGCCCGATGTTGTTTATGTACACGGTTGTCGCGGTATCGAGCGGAGTCGTGCCGCCGGTGAACGCGCTGGCGTAGGTGATGATCAGGGTGCCGACGAGCGCCTTTTTCTCCGGCGGCTGCGGGAAGACGACGGCGCCAAGCGTGGCGCCCTGCGTCCCATAAGCGAGCGTGACCACGCCCGCCGAGTCGACGAAGAATTGAGCGACGTTGAAGTAGGCGGCCGTGTTGTTCATGCCCGTTAACGCCGGCAGATCCGTCGAGGCCGCGATCTTCACCAGCACACCAGTCACGCTCGCATAGAAATCAGACGACCCGATTTTCGCGAGCGTTGATCCGCCAGCCTTGATGACAAGACCGGCGGAGTTCAGCGGTTGCGTCGAGTAACGATCCACGAGGGGCAAAGCGACGCGCCGGATAGCGCGTCGCCAGTTCACGTCGCTGATCGCGCTCAGGTAGCGCGTCATGGTGTCAGGCATCGAAACTCTCCCTTACTTGACCGATCACGTCAGGATCTTGGAGCCCAAATATCCGACCGCCATCCAGCCCTGGTTCTCCAGGAGCACGGCCTTATACCAAATCACCCCGGTATAGCCGCGCTGCCCGAGGGGGTCGGACTTCGACACCTCGTTGGGGGAGATCAACTTCGGCGTCAGGGACTCGATCCCGCGCACCGCGAGCTGGCTCCATGCGTCCTGGGCCGTGACGATGATCGGGTAGACGTCGATGCTGGTGCCGGTGGTGGAATAGAGTCCGGTCGCACCAATCGCCGCGCCGGCATCCTGGATCGACGGCAGGTCCGGAGACGTGATGAACCGGAATCGTTCGCACGCGCCAAGTTCGTTTTCCATTGGCTTGCCCGAAGCGTACGACTGCGCCGGAATGAAGTTCGGCAGGTCGCGGATGTCCGGCTCCAGATCGGTGTGGCAGAACACGGTGTAACCCGGCGCGATTGGATCGGTCGCGAAGTTGCGGCCGGCGCTGAGCACCTTGTTCACCATGGCGCCGTGGTTTGCCTGGAGCCCTTTGGCGATTTTGCGGACAAGGCCGAGGGTCAGCGCGCCGTTGACCGTCGAGAGAGACGTGCCGCTCCCGCCATAGTACGCGTTGGTGCAGGCCCGGAGCGCGCCCCAGTTGATCATTTCATTGACCAGCGTGATGCGTTCGCCGAGTTGCTGCGCCATCGCCTCGGGGATGTCGTCCTCGTACAGATCGGCGACCTGGTCGGTGTAGCTGTACAGCGCGCCGTACTGCTGCATGACGACGGTGGTATCGACCGGCGCGATGCTGTCCGGGGATGGCGTCACGCCTTCCGCGATCTGGTTGGCCTGCACCATCGCATTACCACGATCGCCAGTGCCGTTCTGAAAGAACTGGTTCATCGTGTTGGCGTTGGTCGAGGTCGCGCCGTACGGAAGCCAGCGACGCGCGATGTACGTCTTGCTGTTGTTCTTCGGCATGCGGATCTGACGACCGGCGCGACCGAGGACTTCCAGCGGAACGGCGTGCTTGAGGATTTCGCCCTTGAATTTGTCAATTCGCGGGGTAGACGTGCCATATTGTTGCGTGGACATGAGGATTGCTCTTGCATTGGTGTGACCGGCGAGTGGCTAGGAGCCGAACCCCGCCGCGAAAGCGTCTTCTCGGGTGTTCGAGGATGTCGGTGCGCCACCGTCACCTCGTGGTTGCACTGCCGCCCTGATCACGTCCGCCCGTGCATTGTCGCGGGCTGGCGGTTGGGTTTTGGCTGGTGCTTTTGTCTCGCGTTGGAAGAGATTGATCGCGCGGCTGAGAACGAGAGCCGACTGGGTCCCACTGACGCGCGCCTGATATTCAGGTGGCTTGGTCCCGAGCCATTTCCGGAACGGATGCTCCGGATCGGGCTGTTCGCCCGTATCGACCGCGCCGACGACATTTCTCCAGTCTGGGTGTGCGTCTTCCAGTGCCTCGATTTCTCGCGCGCTGGTGTGTTTCGCCAGACGTTCGGCGAATTTCGCCTCATCAGCCTCGGCATCGCCGGTGCTTTTGAACCCCACGAGGGCGTTTTGAACGGCTTCCTTGGTCATATCGGCGAGTTCGGGAAACTGCTCTTGCAGCTTGGTGAACGCCGCCGAGGATATCGTTGGCGCGTCGCTTTGCTGCTGGCCCTTGGACTGTAGCTTGTCGATGGCCTGCTTGAGATTGCCGATCGTTCCGAACGCCGAAGCGAGTTGCTTGTCATAGGATGCCGTCTTGGCGGCGGCGGCCTTGATTTCAGCTAACTCGTTCTTGGTGATCTGAACATATTCCGGAGCCGGGTCCGTCTCCCGTGCGATTGTCGCGGGATCTGGTTTGTCGGTTCTCTCCGGGGATTTCTCTGCTGGCTTGTCGTCGAACCCGGCCCCAAACGCGGCCTGGCCGGCAGCATCATCGACTGATGTCGTCTCGTCTTCCAAAGTTGTTACTCCATCATCAGATGGACTTCGCCTTACGGTGAGTCCTCATCGCCGGTCGTTTGGCCGGGCAGCCCCAAATTGATGAGATTTTTGAGGCATCGAATTTCGCCGCGAAGTGCCGCGGTGTCGGTCTCGGAGTGCGGGCGGTCGTTTTTACCGCGGGCAATCTCCAGTTCGGATACGAGATGCGTCATCAGCCGCGCCCATAGGGGGCTGTGGGTCTCGTCGTCGGTGAGCTTGAA